CCCCAGCACCACCGGCGCCGGTGCAGGAGACGGAATTACCGGCGCCGGTGGTGCTGGGGGAGCCGGCACCGTGCCGACCACCATCCAGATCAGGTATTGCGTCTGCTTGCCGTCCGGCGCCAGGCCCACGGCGTAGGTCTTGTAGGTCCCGGGCGCCAGGGGGGTCGCCATCGCAATCAGATTCGCAGCGTAGGGCGACGGGTCGAATTTCGGGTCATCGGCCCGGATCAGGAGCGGGGCCCCGCTCGGCAACTGGGTATAGATCACACCCTTGGCATCGACCTTGATTTCGGTCACCGTGGGTTTGCCCTTGGTCGGCTGGGCGCTGGCCGGGACCGCGAGCAGCGGTAGCGCCAGCAGCGGCAAGAGCCAGCACAACGGCCGTGCGTTCGTCGGCGGCTTTGGCGGGTCCGTGGTCTGGAAGGTATCGACCTCGCCGCGGATCGTTTTGATGATCTCGATCAAGTTGTTGTGCAGCAACTTGATCACGACGACGATGCCGGCCGCCGCGCTGGCGACCGCGGTGGCCATGATTGTGACCGTGTTCAGCAGTTGGCTCAGATTATCCATCACTTCCCCTCTTTCGTCAGTGTTTCAATGGATCTCTTGAGAGAATCAATTTCGCGCTGTTGCTCGGCGTTGGTCTGCTGGCAGTCGGCGTGTTGCGCGCTCAGTTCGTACACCAGTTTTTCCAGCTCATTGACCCGCGTTTGCCGGTCGCCGTCGCGCTTTTCCAGTTCGGTGACACGGGCCTGCAAATTCTCCGCGAGCAGTTTCCAGGCGGCCAGCGCCGCCGCGTTGCTGTCCAGGGTTACCCTGGATCGCGCGGTGATCAGGTTAAGCACGAACCGCGCGGCAATCCCCAGAGGGATACCCACAGTGGCGCCGACGCCGGCCGCAAGCCAGTGCTCGTGTTCCACGGGCGACCCCTCCGCTAGTTGGCGCAGTGGCATTGCCCTGGTGGGCAGCATTTCGCGGCACATTTGCAGGGTGAGGGCGGTGCGTTGCAGCCCGTGATAATCGAGGCGATGCCGGCGGCCATCAGGATCAGAGTGACGATTGTAATTGCGGTTCGCATGGCAGGGCCCTTGCATGACGATGGTTTCGTTGGTTGTATGGTAGCGCGGCGGTCCCGCCGGGAGCGAATCCATCAGACCAATTTTGCCCAATCGCCGCTGAGTTCGTGGTCTCTGCCACAGTCTTGCATGACCCGCACGAGGGCTTTCGCAGCAGCGCGGCGAACCTGATTTTCCCGACGCCTGGGCGGGTCCGCGTTAAGTGCGGCCAACAGGACAGGTTTCTGCTGGGAATAGGGCAACGTGGACAGGTCGAAATGGCACCAATCCCAACAGCCGGAAAAAGCTTGTGGAACATAGGGGGCATCGGGATACCGACTTGCCCAGTCCTTTAAATCGTCCAGGGTGATTGGCCGCTTGTAACGTATGGTGCGTGCAGCGGTGGCAGGCATGACTCTGGCTCCGCGGGGTGAATTGACCGGAACCAGAGTAACGGGCGGGGCAGGCCGGGAGCAACGGGCACTCACGGTCAGGCCACCAGCTGCGGCCGCAGCCGCAATAGTGCCTTCGCCTCGATCTGCCGCACGCGCTCCCGGCTGATGCCGCCCCCCGGTGCCAACCTCTTGCGGCACCGAGTCACCTTGCGGATAATGACCGGTGACGGCACCGGGACTGATCATCCCGGTCGGCCCGTCCTGCTCTGGCTTGTTACTCCGGTCAACAGCAGGACGGGCGAACCGTCCCAGGAGTAATCATCATGCTCTTGCCCCCTGCACGTCAGAGGCATCGTTTGCTCATGAGCATCGCCGAACAGCCAGAAACAGGGCGCCGGCTCAATATCAGCGAGTTGGCCCCGACCGTTGGTATGACGCCCCAGGAGGCGGATCTTGCCGCCTCCTTTTTTGCGGAAAAGGGTTGGGTGCGCTACAGCCGCGATACGACCCTGACCGGCTATATTGATCTGACCGCCGTTGGTGCGGAGGAAATCGAACGCCTCTCCGACCCGTGGTGGAAGCAGTTGCTTCACGACCGGGCCGTTCACATCGCGCTGATCAGCGCCGTCCTGACTGCCCTCGCCATCAAGTTGGCCGATCTGTTCTTCGGGAAATGAAGACGGCCCGCCGAAGCGGGCCGTGGGGTCAGGCGGGGAAGTGACGCTCGCACTTCCGAATACCGATGCCAAACTTTCGCTTCGTGGTAGGCCAGGCCAAGGTTAGACTGCACCAGTTGCTCGCGCCCGGCGTCAGTCATGGTGGCCTCGGTGTCTGACTCAGCAGGCTGACAACGTAGAGCAGCAATGGAGAGAGCAGCGTGATCAGGGCGAAGCACAGGCATGGGTCCATCTCAGACAAACAGCGCCCGCGGTCGCTTTGACTCGCCGCGCGGCAGCCCCCACCAGTAGACCGAGACCGTCCGCCGCGCGACCTCGACCGGGCACGTCAGTGGCACCGGCACGCCATGCCACGATGCGTCGTTGGTCTCGAACAACACCAGCCGCCCCGGCGCCGGCAGGATCGGCAGGGCGCCGGCCAACTCGAGCGCCCCACCCCACTCCGGTCGCCACTCCGGCACCGCGAACAAAATGGCATTAGCCCGGCGCTCGAGGCCGGTCAGCGGGTGCCGGTCGGCGTCCAGGTGCGTGCGCAGGAAATCCCCTTGCCGCATCTCACAGAGACCAGCGCCCCAGAGCAGGGTATCCGGCACGGCGCGGATATCGCGGAGCAGGCTGCGCAAGTCCAGGTGCATCAGGCCGGTGAGCAGTTCGCGGCACGCCGGCGGGATGGCGTGCCAGCAGCTTTGCGCCACGCCATTGATTCGCATACACCCCAGCGTCCGCTTGCGCTGATCGGCCGTGTTGTAATGGACCCAGGGCGCGTCCGCATCGGGCCATTGTTCGGTAACCCTGTCGAGCAGGCCACGCGGAAACCAGTTGTCGATGACGATGTGGTTAATCATGGTACTTTCCCGAGGGCAGCACATTGCGCCCCGATAAAATCGGTCACCGGCCACCCCTCGAGCGCCCACGGCTCAAACGGCATCGGCCGCACCTCGGCAAAGCCGGCCTCGATCAGCGCCAGGACGATCCTCTCTTCGTAAGCATTCCAGTAGTGCCGCCCCTCCGGCCACGGCTCCGGCGGCGCGTCCTTCTGGTAGTGGCGCCGGTCCTCGGCGACCTCGCGCAGGTGCAACATGGTGGCATCCGAGGGCGAGCGCCGATAGCGCTCGGCGGCCCGGAGAAAATCCGGGCAGACGACGCACACCCAGCCGCCGGGCGCGACCACGCGGCGCACCTGGGCGAGCAATCCCGGCACCATCTCCCACGGTTGGTGTTCAAGCATGTGGCCGAGATAGGCCGCGTTAAAGGTGCCGGCAGCCCACGGCCACAGTTCGTCTCGCTCGAGGATCTCGTCCGGTCGGACGGTTGCTGACTCGAACACATCGGCATTGAGCCATCCCTGGACCCGGTGCGGGCCGCAGCCCAGGTTGAGTTTGAGTCCGGTTGCCGGCCTGGGCGCCGCGGCCGTCGTGAGGTTGGCCCAGTCCGTTCGGTCGCGCTCGTGCTTGACCCGCCACGCGACCAGGGCGGGGTGAATCACCCTGTCCCAGTAGTCCGCGTGGTACAGACTTTCGCCGGCCGCGTCCGGCCGGCCCCAACGGTGGAAAACCAGACCCGCCTCGTCGCGGGCGAAATGCAGCGACGGATAGGGTTCGACGCCAGACCAAAAGCGGTCGATGCGCCGCCAATCCTGTTTGCCGAACAGTTCCCGGTTGCGAAACCAGAACCAGGAACCAGAATAGTGCCAGGGACTCAAACTCTCGTGGGCGTTCCAGCCGTGCATGTCACGCCGAAAACTGCCGGCCAGCGGATAGGCTCGGAGCACGTCTTGCACGGCCGGCCAGTGATCCAGCAGCGTTTCGTAAAGGACGTTAGTCCAGCGCTGGATCGGTTCGGCCAGGTAGCGCACGGTGCCTTTGGCGTGAGCATATAACGTCACGTCGCCGGCCTCGGTGTATTCAGCCACGCGTCCAAACAGCGGCTCAAACGTGGCGACCTCGCGCAAGGCGGGATCGTTGCGGATCTCAATGATTTCATCCCAGCCGCCGAGGAGGGGCCGTACCTGTTCCGCTGGTACCGAGTTTTCATCCGTGGCCACGGCAATCGCCTTGCGGCCATTGAAGAGACGCAGCCGCCTGGCTATCTCGCCCAGGTGCCAGCGCCAGCGCTCGCCGTCGCGGTAGGGATACAGGTGAAAGAGCAGGTGCCGGCGCTGGCCCGCTTCCGGCCTGTCCACGGGGCGCCGGTAGTCCGCGCAGATGTGACATATCTGGTGGTGCGGGATCGGCTTGACCAGTGTGCAATGGGCGTGGATCGGGCAGAAGAAGGTCTTGACGCGCACGTTGCCGCCGCAATCGGGACATTCCACCGGGCCAGCCTCGGGCCCGAGGTGTCGGCAGCGCGGCCGTGGTATACGCCGAAACGCGCCCGGGCCAGCAGGGATGTCGATAAAGTCACTCAATTGAAACTCGCCAATACGGCGGCCCAACCGGACTCGCTTGAGCCGGTCAGGCTGGCCGTGTAGGTGCCCGTGCTCGTGGTAATTTGGTAACCCTCGCTCAGAGCATAGAAATTGCCCGATCCGTCCTGCTGAGTATCGTCCTGGCCGCCCGATGTGAAACCGCCGGCCCAGGTGCCGATAGTCGGCGCTGTGGATTTGCCAAGTAAGAATGCGGCCTGGATGTATTCGGCAGCGGTCGTCGTGCTGCCACCCGTCGCCACCGAGGGGCTGGTGGTCCCGTTGCCAGTGCCGTCCGTGTCCAGGGCGTTGTTGGCCAGTCCTTTGACCTCGATGGCTTGCATGGCCAGCGGTTCGTTCGGCCCGAGCGGACCCGTTAGCACAATATCCCCGGTCGTTGTGGTTCCGACCGCCAGATACCAGAGACTGAGCGATCCGTGGATGCTGTCGCCGGGAACCTGGCCGCGGACCACCGGCGTCAGGGCCGTGCCGTTGAAGGTCACACCTTGGACGGTGGAATTGTTGTCGATCCCGGCCGCGACCACGATGAGCAGGGCGCCCTTGGTTATTGTGATGTCGAACAGGGTCAGAGTGGGTAGCGACGTGCCCAGAGTATCGGTAAACCCTAACGCCGTGCGCGTGATGCCGCCTCCACCCCCGCCTGATCCGCTGCCGCTGCCGCTGCCGCTGCCGCTGCCGCTGCCGGAGCCGCTGCCCGGTGGCGGGCACGTGCAACCCGTGGGGTTGTACACGCAGATATTTGTGCCCAGCGTGCCGCCGGGGATCGTTACCGGCACCGACTGCACGGCCAGCGCCGGGATAAACACCACGCCAGTGCTCGACATGGCGCTGTTGGGATCGCACAGCACCTGCACGCTGTTGGCGCCGGTGGCATCGCACTTGGCCTGCAACTGGACGGTGTGCGAGCCAGCGGCCAGTGTCGTAGGGTAGGTCTGGCTGGCGCAAAGCATCAGGCCCTTGGTGCCGCCGCCAATACCCGAGGCCCGCAGCTCGATCAGCGGGCCCGGCCCGGCCACGCCGTCAATTAGTAACTGGGCCTGAACCAGGCTGGCGTCGGCCAGCGTCGTCGGCCAGTTGACGTACAGGGTGCCGACAATAAAGACGCTCAGTTGCGAGGCGGCCAGATTGAAACTTGACAGGCTCGACGGCACCAACTGGTAAGCCGTGGTCAGCGTCAGGACAGTGCCGGCGACGAACACAACGTTGCTCGTTGGCCACACCGGGCACACCGACGAGACCAGGCGCTGCGTCAGCGTCGAGCCGGGCGGATCACCGGGGGCGGGCCAGTCGAACCAGAACCCGGTGAAAGACTGCGCGGGTTTGAGCACGACGAAAGCCGTGCCATCAACCGGCACAGTTTTACAGCCGCTTCGCTCGCGCGCCTCGTAATTACCGGGGCTTCCAGAAAAAGGAAAATTGGCATCGGCCTGGTAGTCGCCCTCGACTGTCGATTCAACTTGGCGCGTCCAACTATACGCTGGTGGGCTTCCGCTATCCGTGGCCGTGATCACGGCCACAATCTCAGGATCGGGAATCGAGTGAATCAACGTCCCCTCAACCCCGGTGACCGAACCGCCGTCAGCGCTGCTTTCCTGAATGCCGGCCAGTTGGTCGGCGGCATTGTTCCAGCCCTCGCTGAAGGTCCGTCCAAAAGCGCCGGTTCCGCGCAAGCGTGGGAGTCGCGACATGCCCCAAATCTACCGCCCGGCCGCGGCCGGTTGCCAACCCCTTGCAGCGCGCTGGTGCCGCGAGGATAATGGCAGCATCGGGACGGCCGGACTTGCTACCCGGCTTGCCTGACCCATGTCGCGCTTTTTCTACCTTGGGCGCGACATGGGTCAGGACTGCCCGGTACAAGGAGAATCGCCATGAACACTTTTCGCTGTGGCCGGTGTGGGAACTACGTAACTGGCCAGCCTGGTACTGAGGCGGCGTGCCCGCACTGTGGTCAGGTGCTGTTCCTGAAGCCGCTGCCCAATCAGGCCATCGCCAAGACGGCGATTCTTTCGGCAAACTCTGATGAGGTTATCGAGCCCGACGCCAGCCAGTGCGAAGTGTTCCCCGATCTGGACGAAGAAGTCTTTCTGTTTCGCAAAAACATCAAGGCCGTTCAAGAGGACAAAAACTTCGAAGAGGAAGAGGAAGACGAAGAGGACGAAGATGAAGACGAAGATGAAGACGAAGATGAAGAAGAGGAAGACGTTGTACCGTTGACCCTCATCCTGGCGTTTTCCTCCCTCGGTTTCAGCTTTGCTGGCTACTGGATGCCGATCTTTTTCGCACCCGTCTTTTTTGCCCTGTCCGGTGTGCTGGCCGTGTCGGCTGCTGTCATGCCGAAACGGTTCCATCGCTACGGTGATGTTGCTACTACTGCCCTAGCCCTTTTGCTCGCGGCAACCGGTATGGTGCTGACGATGCAAGCTCTGACCAGATTATCAACTCCAACGTTTTAAGGTTGGCCAACGTTTTAAGGTTGGACGGGGTTGAACATCGGCGTGAAGTTGCGCGGCGGGAAAAGCAGGGAGGTCGGATCACCTAGCCCTACACCAAGCAGAGTGTGATCGACCGTCCCCGTGGCGATGTTGACGAAACTGCGGCTGTCACGCGCTGCCTGCACCCACGGTGATGTTCCGAGCGGGTGATTCCACCAATACTGGCCATTCGATCCAGCGACTGGATACCAAGTAAATCGGAAGCGTTGGTCTACGGCAAAATTGCCATCGGCCTGCCGATAAGGTTCGCCAAGCCATTCATAACTGTTGAAAACCACGTCGCCGCGATCCACCTGACTCAAGGGCCACTGCAGGCCAAATTTGTTCTGATTGCAGAACCCAAAGCAGGATTGAATGTAACTAATCGGGATGTAGTCGCGCAGCACCCCATACTGAGTGATCTCAAGAGCAACCTCGGGCAGGGGCACGCTCAGTGTTGAACCCAGAGGCGCGCCAAGCATACCAATTGGAGCGTTGGTAACAACCCGCAATGCCGCCATCGCTGGCAGCGTTTGATAGCGCACGCGCGGCGTGGGCTTGATCGAGACGTAGCGCAACAAGGTTCCTTCATCCGGGTAAGCCACAACAGGCCAGGCCACCTGCTGCTGTTGCAGGATCAGAAAGGCATCCGTGCAGATATTGTAAGGCCGGTTCTTATAGCGGCCGGTTACCTTGCATTCCCGGAAGTTCGCCAGACCACCGATGGTGCCCACGATGGGCGCCTGGTCGGTGTGGATTTCAATCGAATCGCACCAGTTGTAAGCAAAGGACAAGGGGGCATTGGGCGAACTTGCCAGGATGTCATCGCCTGGGTATTGAGCCGGGATCGTACGACTCCAAAAACGCGAGTGGTTATCGGCGGTCAGTTGCTGTTTGGTGTATCCGAGCCATGCCTGGCGATAGGTTTGCCGCTGCTGGTAAGGCCACCACATTTCTAACGTCGCTTCACCGGTCTTCAGGGTGTGATTTTCTGAAGGCGAACTTGGAGCGTTCTCGCGATATGCCAGATTGTTTGGCCCAAACATGGACATAACGGCAAGTTCCTAATCGGTGGCTAAGGTGTTGGGAGGACCAGACGGCTGCTGACCTTGCCACGGATGCTGTTCCAGCCAGCGCTGAATGGCCTCTAAAGCGTGAATGTGCCTTTCAAATCTTGCCTGTTGGATTGGGTCCCTGATTGCGTCGGCCTGGGCAGCAGCCTTCATTTCGGCCGCGTCCATGAACTGGCGCGATTGAAAGCCGGTGTCAATCAGCGGAGGCGCCGTGTCTTGTTTTTTGCTGCCGCCAAAAAGGGCATAACCGAGAGCACCAACCCCACCACCGAGCAGGGCCCCGGGGACGACGCCAGCACCGCCAAAGAGAGCGCCGATCAGGCCGCCAGCGGCGGCGCCACCACCAATGGCCACCGCAAGGCCGCCGACGCTTTGGCCGTTTTTGTTCGTTGGGAAGACTCGATTGATCCCTTGCAGGATACCACCGGCAAGACCAGACACTCCTTGCAACACCGAGCTGATAAGGTTTAGCGCCGGTTCCGTGGTGGCGAGGAGTTTTCCCGTCAGGTCCACGAGTTGGATTAATGGTTTTTCCAGGGCGGTCAGGCCAGCGCCTTCGTTGGCGGTGAGCGCTAACCCGCCGGCGGCAAGTGCAAGGCCAGTCGGACCAAAGAGGGGAAGACCCATCATCGATGCAAGTCTGAGTCCACCAGCAGCACCCAGACCGGCCCCCACAACATTGTTAAACGACTGCTGTTGGCCGGGATTTGCAGCGGAAATGGTGCGAGCGAAGTGCTGCATTCGTCCGGAGAGGGACATGATTAACGGCGTCAACATCACGCCCAGTTCGCCGGCGACCATCTCCCGGGATCCGGCCAGCGTCCCGCCCAGTGCCGGCCCTGCTGCGCTGGCAAAGCCACTCAACTTACCGCCCAGTCCCAACAACGCCGCCGCGGCCGCGCTCTTGAATCGTTGCAGTCCCTCCCCCGCGCTCTTGGTTTTCTCGGCCATTCCCTCGAGCGCTCGGTTGACTGCTTCGAGCCGCATCCGCTGCCGTTCCTGCGCCGAGAGCGGCGTGGTGCCGGTGAACATCTGCCCCTGCATGAGGGCCAGCGCCTCCTGCCGGCTGGCGCGCTGGGCCAGCAGTTGCCGGTAAATATCCTGGGCACTGGCGGCCACGTCGGACGAGCCGCCCCCTGCCAGGCCCGGAATCCAACCGCCGCCGGCGAAGCGCGGGAACCGGCGCTGGCGAATGGACTCCATGAAATGCAAGCCATAGTGACTGACGCTGGATTCGGGCTGGACGTACTCGCCCCGGCTGACGCGCACAAGATTGCTGTCGCTGGTCCCGGTGCCGATGCCGCCCAGGAGTCCGCCGCTGGCGTGGCCGCGAGCATGCTGCCGACGCTCGCGCTCCTCGAGTTTGGCGAACTTGGCGAACATCGCCTTGCCCTGCGGCGAGTTGAAATCGAGACTCAGGTCGATGGCCTGGCCAAAGTCCCGCCACGCCTCGGGACCGCCCTGCATGCCCATCAGTTCCTGCAATGTGCCGGCGCCCTGGAACTGCTTCGGCAGGGCCGCGAGGTAATGCGGTGCCAGGGGAGCGTCAAATCCTTGCTTGGCCCAGCTGTCGTAGCCGACGCTGCGAGAACCCGCTTGACGCCCAGGTCGCGCAGGGCCGTGGGTTACACCGTGGCCGAAGTCGGCGCCGCCGCGGTGAGAAGCAGCCATCTGGTTGCGCAGCAGGTTGGCCATGGACAGACCACCGGCGCCGCGTTTCCCTGGCTCACCGCCCTCGCCAACGGCTTCCAGGTGATGATAAATCGCTTCTAGTTCACCTTTCTGGTTCCGTGCAATTTCCAGCAACTGGTTTGATTTGGGCGTGTCCACGCTCAGACGCATCCGCTGCTTGTTCTTGTCGAACTCATCAGCGGCCATTGACGTACCCTGCTGGGCGGCGGAAAGTTTGAAATATTCCTCGAGGGAAAGTTTTCGACCGAATAGGTGCTGTGCGGCCGCGTGGCCGCCGGGTTCAATATTGAACGAGCTGAAAATTGGGTTGCCGGGCGGGCCGCCGGGAGGTACCGCGGGCGGGGGAACATTGACACCGCCGCCACCGGGGCCGCCACCGGGGCCGCCACCAGGACCCCGTCGCCGATCGCCACCAAAAACCTGCTGCCACAGCTTTTCCAGTTCGCGCTGCAATTTATCTTCGAAATCTCGGAAACCCATGCGCAGATCGGCCACAATCTCGCCGGGCAGGATCTGCAGCGCCTGCGAAAAGTTCTTGTCCAGGCCAACCAGCCCCTTGAGGGCTTTGTCGACCAGGGCCGCCGGGAAACTCGCTGCTATTGAGGTCTTGATCTGGCTCGGCAGTCCCGCCAACCCCTTGACCGCCTTGTCCGCGAGCGCGGCCGGAAAGGATGACCGCAGGGCCTTGTTGCTGTCGGTGATCAGCCCGTACATGGACAGACCGCCGCCGCTGCCGCCCCCCCCGGCTTGCGGGATCATGCCGCGTATGGCACTCATGACCAGCGGCAGGGCCGCGCTCAGCGCGGTCGCAATGGCGGCCGGTGATGGCATGCCACCGCCCAGCGCAGAACCGGCGCGCGTGGTCTGCATGGCGCGGAGTTGCGAGGCCAGGTTACGAGCGGACTCCGCCACCTGCCGCGTTTGTTCCAGGGTTCGCTGCTGCAACTCGAGGCCGCGCTGCGTTGGGCCATCATCGGCCATAGCCACCTACCTGGAAATGGGGGAACTGTTGCTTTACCTGCTGTTGCTGACGCTCGAGGGCGTGGATCGCCTGCTGCCGCGCCTGCCAGCGTTTTTCGAGCTCCCCGTCGGGCAGGGCATAGCGGCGCATCTGATCCCAGAAGATTTCTTTTTCGCTGGCCGGGGGCGGCGCCTGTTTCCGCAGCAACTTGCCCTGCTTGTCGCGGCGCCGGCAGAGCACGTTGAAGATCCACCAGCGGTCCATTTGCCGGACCATTTGCGGCGTCAGTTCGGGGTGCTCGAAGCAGAGTTCGGCGCAGAGTTCGGCAAAGTTGAGGGGGTGTCCGGTGCCGGGGGAACCGTCGCTGGGGGAATTGAAGGGGTTACCCCGAAAAAATCCTCCCAGTGCCTCACGATCCTGGCACGCGCCGCGTCATCCTTGAACAGAAGCTGGACATTCTCTTTTTGCAGGAACTTCTGATCGGGCTCCTGGCACATGGTAATCCAGGTCAATTCCTGCAGATGTTTGGAATTCGTCAGGCAGCGCCGGCCCTCGTCGGCGTCCAGGGCCCACGTCCCGGCCGTGCAGTCCCTGTACCATTCGGCCAGGGCGGCACGGGTCAGCAGTGGTCCCAGGGTGCGTTCGCGGGCGCGAATCCGCAGGGCGGCCTCGTCCTCGAGGTAAGCGCGGTAGGCCATTTCGGTATCGACATTGGGCCGCGGCAGCTTGAAGCGCTGACCGCCCAGTGACAGGTACTCAACCCCAACCGTTTCTTTGATCCCGTCCATACCCCGTTTACTCCCCGGTTGTTATTGGTTAATCAGTGGGCCGCAGGAAACTGCCCTGCGAGCGGAAGGCGGCCCGGATCGTCTGCACAGCCGAGCCCTCAACGCGAAAACTGCTGCTGAATTCCTGGGTGAGGCAGTACATGACGTAAGTCTGCCGCGACAGTCCGTAGGGATAGAGCAGGACAAAACACCAGGAACCGAAGAACAGATTGAGGCCCGCGATGTTGTTGAGCGCGCCGGTGCCGACCAGGGCGTGAATCGGGATGTCCGCCTGCCGGTGCGCCGTGAAGTTGGTCTCAACCTGGACCAGGCCGGCCTTGTTCAGCTTGCCGCCGCCCGACTCGGTATCGTTGTTGTCGGGCATGTCGCCGTTTTCCCTGAGGTCCCCTTCGGCAACCGCAAAAATAATGGAACTGACGCCGGGGACACCGGTCAGGCCGCCGGGCAGATAGATGGACCCGGCCGGTGGGTTGGCACCGTTGATGCCGGAGCCGGCAGGGACAGTGCTGCCGACTGTACCCACGGGCGCGGCCGTGTTGGGTGCCACGGGCGCGGCGTTGGGCAAAACGGCAAAAACCGGCGAAAGAACAAATGACAGGTTAGGCGTGATGCCCTGGATCCTGACCTTGGCGTCTGGGCCTAATGCTGTATAACCGGCTTGCATGTCCTAACCCTCCTCGTTCTGTTCGGTCACTCGTTCACGGGTCAAGATCAGGCATAAACCGGGAACAGCAGGACATCGCCGGCCGAGCCGGGGGTGGCGCCGCCTTCGGTCGTGGTCGCCGCGTAGATCAATCCGTTGGCGAAGGGCCACCCTTGCGGGAAGGTGATCGTGACCTGCGTGCCGGCCACGGCCGCCAGGGCGATTTCCAGATCGGGCAGCGTGCTCCCCAGAGTGACGACACCGGTGGTGGCTGCGTCGAAGAGTTGCACCCAGCGAATGCTGCCCGTGGTGTTGATGGCGCTGAGGGCGCTCAGCGTGCCGGCCGAACCCTTGATGCTCGTCTTGGAGCTGACCCGGATCGGGCTGCCCGCTGTGGGTTTGGACCACGGGCTATTAGGCGACTGCGCCACAACCACAGCCTTGTCGGTCAGAGCTGCCCCCGTCGAAGCCGCCTTGACCGCGGCAGGCCCATTGGTGCCATCCGTGAGTTCCATCGTCCAGGCGCCGGCCAGGTTGGCGGCTGTACCCTGGTTGACCTGGCCGAGACCGCTCGCGCCCATGAGCGCCGGCAGACCGACCGGCATCGGGAACGGGAAGGCTTTCCCCGTGACCGTGACGGTGCCGCCCGACATGGCCGTGATGTTGGCCTGCAGCTGATCGGCACCCGCGACGGGAACCCAGTAGAGTCCCGTCCCGGTAATGCCCGTGGCCGGCAGCAGCACGCCCAGGGTATTGGCATTGACACACGGCACCTGGACGTATCCCAGGCCGTTTTCCTGGATTTGCGGGACAATGGTCCCCGTGAGGCTGCCCGATACCTGCAAGAGGACGCAACCGGCGCCGCCCACGCTCATCGCCGTGCCAGCACCTGTGCCGCTGGCCGCGTTCTGCAGTGTGATGGTGTCCGAGGCGGCGAAAATGTTGTTGCTCACAAGAAAATCCCTCGATCAAGGGTCAGATGACAGATTGCAATGGGTCGAGACTAATCGCCCCGGCTGCCCGGGGGCGAATTCGGCCGGTGACTACGATAACCCGGGATCCAGCCGTGGTTCTGACACCAAAAACCGCACCGTCAGGCTCGTCGCGATGAACTCCTTGGCGCGCGGGTCATGGTCCAGGATTGACCCCCATTTCACCTCCGACCACTGGCACCGGTAAGGGCTGGGCAGCGTGACCATCCCATGCCGCTCGTGGAAGGCCTGCCGCAGGGCCAGCCGCCAGGCCAGGTAGTCCGCCTCGCGCGCCGTGGTGCGCTGCAGGTCGCGATCGAAGAGAGCGATGGCGACCGGGAACCACGAGTAAAAGTTCTCCGTGTCGGACGGCCCGGGCTCCTCCTTGAGGCCATTGATGGTCAGCAGCACGGCCGGGAAGCGGTTAAAGGACAGGTCCTGGTCGGGGATCAGGCTGAAAACACTGTTGGCGTCGATCGTGAGCGACTTATCATCGGACACCAACCCCAGGCTGCCGATCAGCGTGGCGGCCCCGGTCTTGAGCAATTCGTGAGGGGTCTGGATATTGGGCACGGCCTAGCTCGCATTCAGGGTCATGTCTCCCAGCTTCAGTGCCTCGACCTGCGCCAGCGCCCTGGCAAATTCCACCTTCATCTGGTCCGGGATCAGTTGCGGCCGGCGCCGTCCCAGATTGCGCATGGCGAGCGTTGCCACCAGGTCGAAGAGCAGCGCCTGCGGCGGACTGTCGGCGGCGGCGGCCAGGGTCTGCAAGAACGTGCCGGTGTAGCGGCCGTAGGCCGTCAATTCGCCCTGCACCCAGCCGCTGGCGGTGTCGAGGGCGGCGGTCAGGTTTTGATCGGTTGCGAGCGAGGCGGCCAGGCCGGACTGCGCATAAGGCGCATTGGGCGGATCCACGACCAGCTGGTTGATGAGGTTCTGGTCGTAGCGCTTGAGCATTTCGCCAATTGGACAGAGCAGCGCCATGACTCATCGCCCTAGTAGGTCGGCTTCAGATACGAGACCTGGATAAAGGGCTCGTCCACGCGCTGCCGAAGGTCCAACAGTTTGTCCAGCCGTGTTTGGAGGGATTCCAGGTACTGGACCGCCGACTGCTTTTGTGGCCGGCCCTCGCTGTCGAAGACCTCGTAGAAGGGCTTGGGGAAGGCTGTGGCGCTGGCAATTTCGGCCGTGATCTGGTCAATCGCCGTGTCCAGGTTCTGCTGCCGCGTCGCCATTATCAGGGCACCTCGTAGATCAGCCAGCCCGAGACCTGCACGTTGCCGGACAGGTTCAGGTCCAGCGCCTCGCCCGGCAGCGTCTCGAACAGGGGCGCCATGCGGCCCTCGCTGGTGTGCACCGGCGGGCTGATGGCCTGGCTGCCGGCCACGCCCTGCAAGGGGCCCGTCAGGTCCGTGGGCAGGGCATGGCTCTGAAACTTGGCGGTAACCGTGCCGCCGAACGTCAGGTGATAGGCCAGGACACGAATGATCTCATTGCCGGGGGTGGTCACGGCACTGACGATGGTCTGGCCGCCCGACGTGTTGAGGTTGATGACAACGGTGGTTTTCTGCTGGGCCACGGCTCACCCCTTACGCCAGGCGCCGGACAATCGTCGGGTGCATGGTCTTCTCGACATTCGCGCGCTTGCGGTAGGCCTCCTGCGCCGCCCGCTCCCAGGTGTCCTCGTCCCAGCCGGCCTGGCCGGTGACCGTCACCGTCGCGGCATCGGTGTAATTGCCATTGACCAGGACCTTGACGTGCTCGATGCGCCCCTCGTAGGTGCGCGTCTGCATCGTCGGCGGCTCCGTCTCGGTCATCACCGCGGTGCCGGCTTCTTCCGTTGCCGGCACGGGCGGCACGGGCATCTTGTTCTCGGCCAGCAGCGTGGCCTGTTGTTTCTTGCTCATGAGTTCCCCGGTTGGGCGCTCGGAATATCCGATTCCGAGCGCTCTTTTTCAGTTCGTGTTCTTGATGGTCTTCCGCGCTTCCTTGACGGCCGAAATGCCGCGGTAGTCGCCCAGGTAAGCGGCGATGATGCCGCGATCCATCAGCATGTACTCGGTGGCGTTGGCCTGCCGGACGCGCAGCGGCCAGTTTTCGATCCAGACGAAGGCCGGATCGGTGCCGGTCTCCAGGTGGAACCACAGTTTCTTGGCATTGGCATCGGTCAGGGACAGGCCCGTGGCGGCGGTCCAGGCCTGGTTGGCCCAGATCATCGAGCTGAAGACGCGGTAATTGCGCTTGAGCAGCGGGTTGGGGGCCAGGGTCAGGGTGCCGCCGGTCGTGCTGCCGCTGTCGGTGCCGCTGGGCCCGGTGATTTCGCGCGTCTCGAAACTCATCAGCACGCGGCGGACGTTGATCTCGTTGTCCGGGTGGCAGACGATCGTGTCGGGCGAGACCAGGATTTCGATGTTGGTTTCCGGGTCCTTCATCCGGCGCGCCAGACTCAGGCTCTGGTCGAGCGAGTAAGGGTCCGCCAGCACGTTGGACTGCTGGTTGATCCACGGCGTGGCCGTTTGGTACGTGTTGTAGGTCGTGTCCTTGTAGATGAACTGGGGCGCGGTCGAGACGCCGCTGACACAGGCGGCCACGTCCTTCTCCCGCTTGTATCCCAGCCAGTGACCGACCAGGCCCGCCTCGTCGAGCACCTGGCCGGTGTAATCGAAGAACACGGTTTCCTGTAGGAGCAGGCACTTGAGGCCCTGTTCCTGGGTCGGCTGCGTGGTCACCCAGCGCTGGCCGAAGCCGGCCTCGGCGTGCTCCTGGCCGGGGAAGCGCGTCACGGCCTGGTCGCCGATCGAGGCCGCGCCGACGAACTTCTCGCCGTTCTTGCGCGACGGTTCGACCTTCATCACCTTTTCGGCGAAGAACTCGGGATTCTGAAAGCGCTCGAGCATCTTCGCGTAGATGAGGCCCGCCGTCGCCAGGCTAAAGAGGTTGATGTTGAGCTGGGCGGTCGGGTCCAGACCGGGGCCGGTTTCCAGCATCGTCTGCCGGTCAAGGCCGCCGATGGGGTTGAAGATCGACTCGTACATGGACTCCGTGAAGAAGGCCTTGGCCAGCTCCTGGATACTGAACTCTTCCGGACGTGCCCGGGCCGGCTTGAAGGCAGGTCGGCCGTCGGCATCGTCGGTGATGCCGAGGACGTCTTCCCAGAGTTCCCTGACGGCGCGGCGCCGGCCGGCCCAGTAGTTCTCGGCCAGGGTGCCGCGGGGATTGAGCTGCTGGGCCTGTTGAACGCGGTCTTCGAGGAGCCGCTGCAATTGTCGGCGATGAATCACGTTGGTCTCGCGCCAGGCTCCCCGCACCTGGTCCCCGTGGTAGTCGCAGCGGTGTCCGCCGGGGAGACGGATAAAGAGGAGCTACCCCCACCGCTGTTTTTCTCGTTCCGTTTCAATCCGCGCAGGCCGCGGCACAAACGCCATTGGCCTTGTACTCTTCGTTTTCCAGCATGGCCCGGCGCAGCCTCTCGATGGGCGCCTCCTCCGGCGGGGCCACCTTGCACACCGGCAGACCGTTGATCGTGGCCGGCAGCGAGGGGCTATTGCCGGGCGGCGCGACCGTCCAGCTGCGATCGGTCAGGTTGACCAGCACGCGGCGGCGGTCGATCTCGCCCGTCACCACGCCCGCCAGGACACCGAGCAGGTCGGTATAGGCCTGGTCCAGGGTCTCGAGGGCCTCCTGCTTGCGGCCCAGTTGTTCGTACAGTTTCGCGCTCATGGGTTCCCCGTTGCTGTTGGGCGGACTTTCGGTTTCGTTCTCACTGACTGGCAATTCATCCTTGCGGGCATCGCCCAGGTCGATCGCCCACCGGCCGGCCGGCTTCTCGGTCGAGAAGCCGTAGACGCCGTAATGGGTGACGGCGACCTTGCGCGTCGCAAAGACCTTGAGGCCGTGGTTGTGGGCCCACTCGGAAAAGCCCCAGTCCTCGGACAGGCAGACGGCCTCATAGGCTTGCCGCTCGGCATTCCAGCGGATCTGGTCGCGCAGATGGAAGCCCGGGAACGTGGGCGGCTCGACCCATTTGTCCGTGAACCGACAGACCCATAACCCGGTATTGACGAGCAGGCGGCGGGTCGGTTCCTGGCCGGGAATGTCCTCGACCCGGAACGTCTCCGGCAACTGGTGGATCTCCCGGAGCGTCAGGCGGCGGATGCTGTTGGTGCCGCTGCCGACCGCGGTCGTCGTGAGGCCGCGGTCATCCTTGAGACAGACCACCACGCTGAGGATGTCGGCCCCGACGCGGTCCATCTCGTCCAGGAGCGTGTCCAGCCAGTAAGGCGGCGCCTGGATGTCCGAGTGATGCATGGCGAAATGGGTCAGGTTCCCCTCGCGCCGCTTGTTGAGCGCCTCCACCCAGAGATTGTTGAAATTGGTGGCCAGGAGGGAGCATTTACCCGGGCTCACCATCAGCTTGCCGCGGCCGCTGGCCCACATGAGGCCCGGCAGCGCCTCACCGGAAACCTGGCCGTTGTGCGGCACCGCCAGGAACACGCTCTGCGCACAGACGGGGCTGGCCGACACACCGGGCCGCCGGCCGACATGCCGCCAGTGCAACCGGCCGACCGTCACGCCCTGGCCGTCCTCGCAGGACCAGCCGAGCACCAGCCGCGCGGCCTGCTGCACGCCCAGTTCCTGCCAGTCGTGCAGGGCCAGAATACCGCCTTCGGGGCGCAGGCAGCCGAGGGCCGCCTGCATGTCGGTCGCCGCGACCGCCGAATCATGGCCGCCGTCGATGAAGACGACATCGTAGACCGGTTCCAGCGTCGGGCAGACATCCTCTGACCGGCCGACCCGGACATCGACTTTTTCTGTGATGCCGTAGCGCTCGAGATTGGCCCGGAACTCCGGCAGCGTCCAGCCCTCGCCGCGCTCGCCCGTGTACTCATCGCCGCGGAACCAGTCCACCGCGGTCACCGCCAGGGCGTGCTGGGCCATCGTGATCGTGGACCGGCCGTAGTAGCTGCCGATCTCCAGGACCCGCTTCTGCCGCCCCAGTGTGGACAGGGCCAGGCCCTCCTCGTAGGAGAGCCAGCCGCGCACGTCGGCGGGGAACGTCCAGTGGCTTTCCAGCGCACTGGCGTCGGGAATCACGTTGTCGAGCACGGCCTGGGACATCAAACACCTGGTTATTGCGGGCACAGTTCCATCGAGATCACGATGCCCGTACTGGACTGGATCGCGTTGTTGAACTTCGTGGAGAGCCGGTCCCCCGCGGCCAGGAGCACCTGGCTGTTGGTCGTCAGGGCGCCGCTCTGGACCGTGTTGCCCGTGGCGTTCAAGTTGAACGTCGCGTTTAACACCGTGGTCCCGGCCCCCGGCCCGGTCGTGCTGGTTTCGTGGGTGATGTCCAGCGTGCTGGCGCCGCCGGCCGTGGCGTTGAAGATGCACGACAGCCCGACCAGCTTGCAGGCGCGGGTCGCCAGGAAGATCGTGGTGTTGGTGTTGGCCGCGAACGCCGGGCTCACCACGTCGATGCCCTTGCCGTTGAACTGCACCATGCCCGCGGCGCCGGCCGTGCCGCCCGAGCTGGTGCCGCCGGCACCGGGAATCAGGTTGATCGTGCCGCCCGCGCCGCCGTTGCCCGTGCCGGCCGTGGCATTGCCGCCGGTACCGGCCGTGATGTTGACGGCCGCACCGGCACCACCGGCCGACGAGCCGCTGTTGTTCGTGGCGCCACCGTTGCCGCCGGTAATGGCCAGCGTGCCGCCCGCCCCGCCGGCGCCCGAGCCGCCGGCGCCCGTGTTGGCGCCGGCCGTGGCAGTGGAAATGGTCAAGGCACCCGAGGCCCCACCGGTACCGGTCGAGCTGTTCGCCCCGCCGACACCCGTGGTCACCGTGGTCGCCCCGCCCGCGCCGCCGTTGCCCGTGCCCGTGGAGGCGCCACCGGCACCCGCCACGAGCTGAGCGACACCGCCGGCCACGTTATTGGTGGTACCGGCAATGGTGCCGCTGGCCCCGGCCGTGATGACGACCGTGCCGGCCGCACCGGCGGCCTGAGAACCCGTGGAAGATTCGTTGCCGCTGGCCCCGGCCGTGACCGTGATGTTGCCGCCAGCGCCACTGACGCCACCCGAGCTGCTGCTGGAGTTGCCGCCCGCGCCGCCCGTGATGGAGACGGCCGAGCCCGCGCCGCCGATGCCCGCGGCACCGTTCGCCGCGCCACCGGCCACGCCCGTGATGGAGATCGTGCCGCCGGCGCCGCCCGTGCCCGTCGTTGCCGTGCCGGTCGTGCCGGCCGTGACGGTGACCGCGCCCGAGGCATTGGCCGTGCCGCTCGTGGCATTGGAGCTGGCCCCGGACGTGACGGTGATGGCACCACCGGCCCCGGACGTGGCGCCGCCGGCGCCGCCCGTGACGGCGACATTACCGCCCGTGCCCGTGGCACCGGCCACACCGCCGACCAGGCTCGCGGCACCGCCGTTGTTGGCCCCGGTGCCTGCACCGCCGGTCACGGTCGCGGCACCACCCGTGCCGGCCGTCGAGACGGCGGCTCCGCCGGTCACACTGACAGCGCCACCATTGCCGGAGGCACCGCCGCCGGAGGCACCGCCCACAATACTGGCTGCGCCACCGGTACCGGTGCCGCTGCCGGACCCGGCACCGGCCGTGACCGAAATCGTACCGCCATTGTTGTTGCCGCTGGCGGCCTGACCCGCAATCGGGAAGGTATTGGCGCTGCTGGTGATCGAGGCAAAGCTTGGGTTACTGCCGCCGGCCGGTGAGATAAAGGATTGCGGCACGGGGTTATTAAGCGGGCTGAAAAAGGTCACACGCAGGCCGGTTACACTGGCGCCGGCCGTGTCCTGCTGGCTGATGCCGATGGCGCTGGTGCCGACGGTCGTCTTCTTGACCTTCTGGTTGACCAGGCTGGAACCGGTGTCCCAGGTGGCCGCCACCAGGTCGCCGAATTTGAACGAGTTCGAGACGCAGGGGTAATTGTCGAAGGTCACCCAGGTCTCGACGCGCACGTCGCCGGCCGTGGTCTCGCTGCCGGTGCGCGCCGACTTGGCCACGCCGGCAAAGATCGGGCCGACCGTGGCCTGGTCGGCCGCCTCGCTGGCGCCGGTGGCCAGGCTGGTCAGCGGTTTGAGCTGCTCGGCGGTGCTGTCCCAGTAGAGCAGGTCGCCGATATTAATCGCGACATTGGCCGGACCCTGCAGGTCAATCGGATCAGGGTCAACCAGGCGGCGGATGGACGGAAAACTCACGGCATTATCCTCGGGTAGTGCCGGCCCGGGCCGGCGTGGTCACTCGGTTCCGTTGGGGTTTACACGCGGCCCTGGCGCAGGGCCGGCAAGAGGCCGTCGCCCCTGGGCAAGGTCTCAACCTTGGGCGCGCCCTCGGCGCCGTTTTTCGCTTCGGGAATCGGCCCGGTGCTGCGCGGGTACTGGCGCTGGCCCGGGGCGAAAGGATCGGTCGGCTGCGGTGCGGCCAGACTCTTGAGTTGCTTGATCATGGTGATGGCCGCGGCATCGGTCGGCAACAGGCACAGCGACTCGAGGACGGGCTGCGCCGGCTCAAAGCCGGCCAGGTCGCACAGACCCTTGATCCGGGCCTGTTTGGCTTCCCTGGTCTCTTCTTTCGGCATCGGCTCGCCCGCGGCCTTGCGTTTCTTGACGTCCTCATCCTCATCGTCTTCATCGCCCTTCCCTTCGGGGCGCATCAGCCTGGCGATCTTGCCGGCCATGTCATGGTGCTCAGGTTTGTCGCTCTTGAGCAGACAGCCAACGGCATTGACGAGATGCTGCTTGTGGTCCTCGGGCTTGTCGCCCGGGGCCCCCTCGGCCGGCATGTCCAGGTCCTGGTAGGTGTCGGCCATGTCCTCGAGGATCTTCTTGACTTCCGGCCTGACAGCGGCCTCGGCGATTACCTGGCGTAATTTCTTGGTCATGGGTTGAATGCTCTCAAACAGGGATTTCGTGGTTGCCGGGTCGGCCACCAGGTCCACGGAGCGTACCACCGGCAGGGACTCGACCACAAATGTGCCGTCCTTGTCGTAGTAGCCCTCGCCGTCGGCGTTGTGGGACAGGCCAAAGGTCTGGGGCCGCTTTTGGGCGGCCTCGAGCAGGACCGGCGTGATGCGATGGGTCTTGAGCAGGTGCAGGTCGCCATACAGCTCGCCGCCCTGTGGCTTGCACCCCTCGAGCCAGCCGAAGCGGTCGTAGGCGCTGCGGCAGGCCCGGGCCTGGCGGGGATCGGCAGGGTGATCGACGTTGCAGTTGAGCCCCTCGTAGAGGGACCGGCCCGATTCGACCGCCTTTTCGGTGTAGCGGCGCTTGTTGGCGCTGGAAGCACCCAGGATCTTGACGTCGTGAATGATACCCGCCTCGGCGTCCACGCGCGTCTGGGGCGTGATGGCGATCTGCTCAACGATGGTCTGGCGAATTCGGCTCATGCGGGCCAGTGTGGCAACACGGCCGGGGCGGGAGCAAATCGGCTGGTTACTTTGGCGTCATCGGCAGCTTGTGGACCCAGGTGCCATCGGGGTTGTACCCCCCCTTGATGTTTTTGTGGACCCAGGTGCCCTTGCTCGGAGCTTCGGCGAAGGACCGGGCAATTTCCGGCGTGCAGTTGCCGTAGTAGGCCGCGAAGCCCTCGGGAGACTTCTTCGACGGCTTGAAGCCCAGTTCCAGCTGCTGCTCGGCCGGGTGATAGGCGCCATAGACCAGCCAGCTGGAATCAACCAGCATGACCAGCTTTCCGGCCAGGAAGTCGGCCAGGTCGCCGGCGCCGCCGATGTCGCGTTTCTCCTGGTTAGCCGGGTCGGCTATGGGCCAGCCGTAGTCCACGATCGGCTCGGCCACCGGCGGCGTGCGCGGGGCGCCGAACTTCGGCAGGTCCCCTAGCGTGAAGGCGGAAGCGGAAGCAACCTTCTTCTGATCAAGTCCCAGAACACGGCGCAGGAATTGGAGCATGGGCGTCACTCCTTCCGTGGTTTCTGGTCGGCGCGGTCCGAGTGCGGGCCGACCGGAGGCGCCCCTTGCGGCCGGTTGGCATTGTAGATGCGCGCGGCGTGTTGTTCGGCTTCCTCGTTCGACATGCCCTGGGCGAGGAATTTCTTTTTGATCTCTTCGTACTGATAGGGCATCTGGCACCATGGGGTCAGGTCAGGGGCGAAGTACCGCCAGCCTACCCCAATCGTTCATGCTGGTGCCAATGCCGTGGTCACTTTGGCCGCGTGAACGCCAGCGCCTTCGTGCCGTCGGCCAGGGTTACGGGTCCCGGCGTGTAGCCGTCCTCTGCTTCCCACGCCTTGACCTTCGCCTGGTCCAGGGCGGTCGCATCCAGCACGACGCCCTGCACGCTGTCGCCCTCGTCCTCCACCAGGCCGGGGTTGTGGTCGGCGTCCGTTTTGCGGTAGCCGGGCAGCATGGCATAGCGCACCGGGACATCGTGGCCCAGAACCTCGTGGCGCGTGGCAGGGTTGCAGAGCGTACCGTAGAAAAACAGCGATTGCGTGGCCGCCTCGGCGTGCTGGTCTGGTGCGCTGGCCTCAACAATCCGCTCGGCACGTTGCCGGACCGAGGCCGGCAGGTCGTTGGCCATCTCGAAAATGATGCCGTGGTCGCCTTCGACCGGTTCCAGGTGGTTTGCGTCTCCAGCGATGAAATGATCCGGAATGCCGTCCGGGAATGCCTTGCAGCCGCCCATGCGGGAGGCGCGGTCCAGGTGCCTGCAGGCGACGCACAGCGACGTCTTGAACATGAGTGAACCCTTTCAGCCGCGTAGTGTTTTCGGGGCCCACATATTATACAACTCCATGACCTCTGCGTCATAGGACTGGTCAGTCTTGAGCCCGGCATAGGTCTCTGACACAAACTCCAGAGCCGACAGCCTGGCGCGCCGGCTCACGCGGCTGGCGCGTTCGATGTCCCGATCGTCCCAGCCCAGTGTCCCTGGAACCATGCTCTTGAGCATGCCGTAACGCTCGTCCTGGTCGGCCGCAAAGTGCGCCCACTCGTGCAGGGTCAGATTGTCTGGGTGTGCCGACGACTGATAACCCATCTCGACATTCCAGTCCCGGCCTTCCTGGTCCCACACGTTGGAGTCCGGGTTGAAATACAGCGTGCCGGTGCCCGCACCAACTTCTGGATCTGGATCGTACTCACCCATCACCTGTCCACCGCGGCCAAAATGCTCCGGGTCAAAGGAGAGCGCCCGTGGCATCGGCAAACCCTTGGCTCGTAACCGGTGCAGTGGTTCAAGTACAGTGTTCAGCACAACGGGTTCGGTATCGGTAGGAATTTCCACCTCCTCGAAGCCCAGGACATCGATGGCGTGCCGGGCAAAATCCTCGTGGGTATGCAGTTCGGGGTATGGTCCGATGTGCGGCCGCGCTGCCACCTCGCGGGGCTGCTCCCGGTTTGCCTTGATCACCCGGCGGTTGTCGTCTTTGGCACTGCGGGCAATATCCTGCCGCCGGTCCTGACCGGGCCTGTCCTTCGGTCTGGCGCCGCCCGCGTCCGTCGTGGAAAACAGTCCGTCCCGGTCGCGTTTGTAGGTGCGCGACTCGGTGACGACGGATTCCAGGGCATGCGTGGCCTTCTTGTAGGCCTCGCCGCCGGCAATCAGCCGCTGGTACACCCGCCCCGTGACACCCTGAGCGATGGCGCGGGCCTCCTTGGCGGCACGATCGTAGCCGACGTCGGTGTCCTGTTCGGGATCCAGATTGACGCCGTCGGTGATCGCATCCGTCAACTCATCGACCATGCCGTTGTCCGTGACGCCGGCATCGAATCCTTCATTGTCGCGCAGCGTCTGCAGGTAGTGCTGGGGATTGGCCAGGACAGACACGGCCTCGCGTGCGTTATTCAACAAGCCAGGACGGTCCCCGGCCGCGGCAATATCCGCAAACACGTCCTCAGCCCTGGCTGCCAGTGCCTGCGCCGATTGTCTGGCCCGGGCCTTCAGTACCGGCCCGACCGCCGCGGCAATCTCCCGGCCATGCTCCTTTCGCGCGGCGTCAATGACATCCTTCGCGAGCGCCCCGAACCGTTCGCTGGCCTGCTGCTTGACGTGCCGGGCCACGGTTTGGCCCTGCTCCCTGGCGACCCGCGCGGCATCCTTGCGGGTATGCGCCCCGGCCAGGGTCACCAGGCCCGCGGCCACAGCGCCGGCGTAGTCGCGGTGGGCCTGGTCGGTGGCCGGGGCCAGTGCCTCGTCAGCCTGCTTCATTAGTCGCTCGCGGCCGGCAGCGTGATTGCGGTGTCGCGCCTCCTGGCGCTTCTGGCGGCGCTCTGTCTGACGGGCAGTTTTGTCGGATTTGCCGGCGCCAGCACTGCCGTCATCCTTGGTCCATTTGCCGCCCTCGTTTCGCTTCTCACCGGATACGTCATGCCCGGCCGACTCCACGAGCGACCGTACGCCGCCCAGGATCTCGGCCTTGAGCCCCTCGGCAAAGGAGCGCAGGCTGTCGGCGTCGAGCCGCTGCGGCGGGTGAGGCCCTGTCGGGCCGGGCTCGGCGGGCGGTTTCTGGCCGGTCGTGGGTGCGCCCGGTGGTTGCGGCGGTGCAATGGCCTGCTGCTGCCTGGCCCAGGCCGCCTGGTTGGCCTCCTCGACTTCCGGGTCGAGGTTCTCTTCCAGTTGCCAGGTCTGCGGGCTCTTGATGCCGTTGCGGAGCAGGATCTCGTTGCGCTGGGTCTGCTGCAGGGGGTCGCGCTGGATGACGACCGGGGGTTCGGCCTGGATCTGGATCAGCTCCAGCGCCGCCGGGTGCAGGCGCCCGTACTTGACGGCCAGGTACACGGCCCGCCAGATGACGCGCAGGAAGTGGTATTTGAAATATTCCTGCTCCGCCTCGGCGGCACGCAGGAAGGGCGCTCCGGATTCCTTGACGCCGGCGTAGGTGTTGGCCGCGCTGTCCCCGGTGACGAAGTAGTCGGGCACGCACGCGGCGCCCGCCGCGGCCCGGTAGTCGCTGCGCAGCACCTCGATATGACCGGGGATCCCCTTGGAGAAAGGCGGATCCACATACTGCAGCCCCTTGGGCACGATCTTCTTCTGGCCCGGCCGGGACAGTTCCAGGTTCTGCACCTGGTTATTCCAGGGGCTCGTGACCTGGAAATCGGCGTTCTGGTTGCTGAACTCCTGGACCTGGTCCTTGGTGGCCGTGGCCCATTGCTGGATCTCGGCGTTGGCCGACTGCACCTGGCTGGCGATGCTCATGTTCCGCTGCAGGACGCTGCTACGGTAGAGGGCGTCGTAGACGTCAAAGCAGAAGTCCGGCAGGCCGCGCTTGACGCCGGCGTCCTCGTAGGGGTTCTTGATGTGGACGATCTCGTCGGCCGGCACTTCCTCGCCGCGACTGGGGTCATCCTGGCTGGCAATCCAGTAGGAGTAGGGCCGCTCCACGTCGAGCGAGCCGTCGGGGTTCTTCCAGCTGCGGATGCCGTAGGACCAGCCATCCTCGGCCCGGGCCTCGGGCGGGTTCTTGATCTGGCCCGGCTCGACGAACCGGGTTTCCATGTCCCCCTGGCCCAGGTCGAACATGCGGATCAGGCTCTCGCCGTCGCGGTGGGAGCGCCGGCAGGCCTCGCGCTCGCGGAGCCACCAGGCGTGCGGCTGATGCTCCCAGGGCCTGGCCTCCTGCTTGGTAAAGCGGTCGATGACGTCCTGGCTGTCCTGGGCAAGCCGTTCCAGGAAGTCCCGGCGCGGGTCGCCGTCGTTGCCGGGCGGCCCCTCGGGGTGATCCTTGCGCCCGCGCTGCTTCCTGGGGCTGGCCAGATACTTGAAGCCCGTGCCGATGAAGTAATTGGTCTGGTTCTTGACAATACCCTGGGCGCCGGCATTGGTGCGGGAGAGGTTGTAAGACTGCTGGCGAAAGAGGCCCAGGTCCTGCTCGGTGTACCAGATGGGCCAGTCGCGGCCCTGCTTGCGGTCATCCGCCTGATCGACCCAGTTCCAGGCCTTCTGAAAACCGGGGTCGGGCAGGATCTCGCGGGGATTGACGATGCTGCCCCAGCCGGTGCCGAACAGCTCCACCGATTCGAGCAGGCGCTGGCGGCGCTGCAGTTTGGCCAGCTCGAGGCGGGCCTCGACCACCCGGCGCTGTTCCTGGATCTCTTCCAGGGTTGCCGGCGGCGGCTTGGGCTTGCCATTGGTGGTGTGCGCGGCGTCGCTCATGGTCAGCGACGATACCCGGCGGTTCAGGGCGGGGGCGAATCGTCAAACAGTGGCAAGCCTGCTTCATGGCGCTGCTGTAGGTGGCGGACCCGCTCGTCGTGCAGCAGCGGTCGGTCGCTGCGCATGGGCCAGGAGGCCTCCGGGCCAGAAGTCGGCCGTGGCAATCGCCCAGCGTATACGCTTTGCCACAGGACTTGTTCCATCCGGTACGCTATGCCTTCCCGGTCGGTGTTCGGGGGCGGCAATGGCAGCTCGGTGCCGTAGTCGAGACCGCCATGATTCCACTTCAATATTCAGTGCGACAGCATGATAATGTACGTTTTGTAGATGCGGAGCCGAATTGGCTTTTCCAGACCACCCCACGGCAGCAGCACCGTCTGGACAGGCTGTACCGCACAGATGGCCGTGTGACGGTCGGCCCATAACCGCCACGGCATGAGCATCTCGTCAACGAATCCGCGACGAAACAGGGCGCCGAGTTGACGCTCCGGCTCTGGGTCGTCGTCGAAGTTGATCATGTCCCAAACCCGCCCGTGATCATCGCGCGGCAGGTTGTGCCAGCTGTCGAAATTGCTACACAGCAATTCCCGCTCACGGCGCACAGCCCCACAGACCCACACGCAGTCGCCTACGCAGTGATGGACGCGTTCGCGCATTCTCCGCAGCGTGGGAATTATCTTCTCGGTTGCAGCAATCCGGCACTGCACCCGAATAAACTCAGCCCGCTCCCCCTGCCCCACTTCCTCGAGGTAGTCCGCGTAAATCAGGCGCACCCCGTCGTCGTCCGGCTTGGCCAGAATCGTAGCCAACAGAGCTTGCCCGGTGTCGGTCATGGAACAGCCTCTCTCAGTCCCTTCTCGAACTTGGCCACGATCTCGGCCACGGTCAATTCGCCAGACCGGATGAGCGCCCATAAGTCGTCGCGCGTCAACTCGGGGTCCTCTTTGCGATCATACCAGAGAAACGAGGCAGCAAGATCCTCGGCGGCGGCAAGGGCTGTTTGTTTCTTGGTCATCACCGGACGTCCACAGTTGTCGGTGTGTCGGCCTCCGGCACCGGTTCACCAGCGTCCTGGCTCAGCAGGTAGCGCTTACCCATGACCATGGCGAGAACCTGAGTCAAGATGTGAACACGGGCATTGTATTGACCGTAGTGATAGGCTGAGACCAGGAATTGGTCAGCAGATTCCTTGAGCGAACCAATGGAGTGGCTCAACCTCTCTTCCAGGCTCGCCAATTCGTCATCGACCGCGACGCGGATGTGCCTGAGAATGAGCCGCCGCTGGGTCGGGGAAAGGAGGAAGCCCTGCCCGGCCAGCACGGAGGCGATGGATTCGATGCGGTCTTCTGGGCTCATCGGCTTGCCACCTCATTATGCAATTTCACGGCCACACGCCGGGCCTGTTCCAGGGCGTCGATGCCATCATCATGATCCCCGACCGGGAAAACCCGGGCCTGATCCACAAGCATCCTGGTGCCGAGGCTGTTGGCCTTGAACCTCATTCTCTTCTCGCTGAGCGGGTTGGTCAACCGCAGCACGCGCAATATCTTCGGGTCCGTGTTGAGCAACTCGAACAGCGGCGTCGTGCAGTTCTGCCGCTGCATCTCGGCCAGGAGCATCCGGGACAGGAGCAGCTGGAACTGGTTGATTTCCAGGCCGACCCCGTGTGCCTGAAAGTCCCTGGCCGTGGCCACCAGTGTCTCAACCATCCCCTCGCCGAGAGGGGTGCCGTCGGCCGCCCGTGGGGCCTGGACCGGTCGCCGCGACAGGTCGGCCTCGACGTATTCGAGACCCAGTTTGGTGCGGCCGTACTTGACAATGGCCTGCCAGTCGCCAGGGTGGCCGTCCCTGGGCCTCCGGGCGTCGGTGCCCAGTGACGGGTCGCAGGCCACGATCCGCAGCGGCAGCTGGTCCAGGGGCGGCCACTCGTCGAACCACAGGCCAGGCCAGTCGAAGTAACTCGACGGCCACAGGGCACCCTGCAGATCCACGAACAGGCCGTCCAGTTCCTGCTGCACCAGGAGCGGCGGCAGCTGGGCCTTCATTGTCTCGTAGAAGCCCGGTGGCAGAAAGGGATTCTCCCGCGTCGATGCCTGCACCAGGCAGGTGTCGGGCTTGCCGCTGCCAAAAGCGGCGAAAGTCCAGTGGAGCCTGCCCTGCGGGGTGAAGGTGGCATGACACCACCCCACCGTCTCACCCTCACGGAGGCAGGGCAGGCAGGTCTGCCAGGCGGCCTCACACATCATGGCGGCCTCGTCAAGCCAAATACCGCTGAGATTCGGGCCGCGGAAACTATCCGGGTCATCGGCCGAGCGGACATAGACCTCGACGCCGGCATGGGGGATGGCGAAGATTTTGTGCTGCTTGTCGGTCCAGGTCCAGCGAATGCCGAGGCGGTTGCACACGTCCTTCCAGACCGGCTCGGTGGAGTCCGACCATTTGCCATACGATGGGACGCCGATCATGTAGCGCCGTCCCGACTGCATCTGTCGCAAAAATTTGTAGGCACCGATTGTTGATTTGCCCGAACCACGGCCGCCGGTGAAGCCAATAAACAGCGCGGTCCTGTCGAGGAATTGCTTCTGCTTGCGGTAGAGCTTAAACGTGATCGGGGCCATCAACCACCACCTCGATCACCTTGGGCGAGACCGTGACGGTGTGATCCACCTTGTCGCGGTACTTCTCCGGCCGGTGGGCTTTCAGCAAAAAGATGAGCAATGTGTCGCTGTATTCGTGTTCGACATAGGGCACCAGCACCGGTTGCCCTCTGGCCTTGAGCGGCCGCCCGTCCGGCCCGAGCGCCTGGACCATGATCGGCTCGCCCTGGTGAAACTTGACCCGGCGCAGGCCGTCGTGAGCCCGCCGGCGAGCTTCCAGCTCGAGCGCGTCAGTGGAGGTCTCCAGGGCCTCGGCGGCCAGGGCGGCGAAGGCATTGTCGTTATCACGGCGTTCGTAAAAAGTCGAGCGGGCCTTGACGCCGGCAGCCTGGCAGGCGTCAGAAATGTTGCCGGTCACAGCCAGCGCGGCGAGGAACGCCGGCGCCCAGTCGGGCGCCGTGCGTTTGGGTTTCTTCTTTGCGGCGGCCTTTTTACCCTTTTTAGGCGCCTGTTTTGTCTTCCTGCGTGCCATGCCGCAAGTCTAACCGGCCTATGGGGGCAGTGACAACTGATACCACCCCAGGCGCACCCGATGCAGCAGACCTCACGCCACCAGGCCGCGTTTACCCGACAGTGCCGCCACGACCTTGGTGTTGTCCGGGTGTGGGTGCGCTCCCAGGCGCGTCAGCGTGGCGGCCACATGCCCTTTTGGCTATGTCCGAAAGCACGGCAATTGCTTCCGGCAGGCCGCGCTCATCGAGGTTTCGGATGAGAATGGCACAAATCATCCGGGCCACGTCCACCTCGGACAGATCGATGGTGTTATTCGTGGCCAGACTGTGCAAATTTATCGCCATCCCTCCTCCATCAGTGCCCGCAGCGCCGCCGCCTGTTCGGAATCCAGCCACCACTCGGTGTTGTTGTTCATCGTCACTGCGGCACACGCTTCCTCGCCGTCGTCCTCGTCCACGAGGTCCCACAGCACGCCGACGATGCGCTCGACGGCAATGGTAACGTCGCCGATGGTGACGAACTCGGTGTCACCGATGCGTTGCAGTTGTGCGGTCAGTGATTCGTTCATTGCGCCACCACCTCCCTTTCCAATAGCCCGCTGTTCATCACCGCGTCCCCGATCTCCTTGACCCCCTTGGCCGTCAGCCTGTTGATCCCGTGCAGCGTGGCCCACAGCCGCTGAGCCATCCCGGCCTTGTGCGGGTGCCTGGCCGCCTTGTCGATCAGGTCGCCGACTGTCATGAGGCCGGCCTTGTCGATGGCCTGGGTGAGCTTGTAGACGTCCTTGCCGGTCAAGAGGTCGTTGAGCCAGGTATCGCGCGTGATGGGCGGCCGCGCCGGCGCGGCGGCTATAGGGGTGCATTTCTCGCAGGCATCGACTGGGCCGATGCCGTGCGGACAGGGCGGCACGTCGAGCGGATCGCCATTCTCCGCCGCATCCCTCTCGGCTCCCAGCACCTTCTCCAGGTCCGGCTCGATGATCGGGGCCTTGGCGTGGCCGTTCCGGCTCGCTCTGGCCTTACTATTCTTCTTCGCTGCCTGTTTCTCTTCCCTGGCGGCTTTGCGCTGCTCAGCTGCCTCTTTCTGCATCTTCGCATGGCTAATGTCCCAGGCCTGCCAGAACGCCTTGCGCTCGGCATCGTCGCCGCCATAGTACAGGCTGCCCCAGTTCTCCGAGGCCCGGGCCGCGACCAGCTCAGCAATAAGGGCCAGCAGCTCGGGTGCGGTTTCCAGCTCATTGGCCTCGGCCCGCACAACAGCCCGGTCGTCGCCGGCCGAGGGCAGATTGCGGCGCTGCCGCACACGCCGGCAGGCATCCGTCCACAGGATCTCCGGCAGCAGCATGGCCACGGCCCGCAGCGCCAGGGTCAGCTGGCCGGTCCAGCCGGCAATGCCCGCCGCGGCCCTGTGCATCTGCTCGGCGACGCGGCCGTTGGCCAGGAGCGCCGCGGCCTTGCCGATCTCGACTTTCTTGCGATCCTCTGCGGCCTGCTGGCGGTACTTGGCATCCGTTGCCGATTCCTCCTTGTCCTTGCCGCCGTGCTTTTCCTTGAGCAGTTTCATGGCGGTCTTTTTGTCGAGCAGGTGGTGTAACGTCCCCTTGGCGTCGTGGGCCAGGACGGTCTGCTCGGCTGCTTCCTTGCCCAGGAGCTTGCGGTAGGTCTTGCCGTAGGCCGGGCTCCTGTAATCGTTGCAGGTCGTGTCGAGATCCACGTACTCCTCGCTGTTCACGCGCGTTCCCTGGTACTCGTCGAATACCGTCTTGGCCGCCTTGCCCTCGAGCACCGTCTTGCCCTCGGCCTTGTACGTGGCCACCAGCCGCTTTTGGTGCGCGTCCACCTTGTCGCGGAAACAGGCCGGGTCCGTGCAGACGTCCGCTCGGCCGTCAGGGTAGTCGGCCCGGTTGTTGCCAGTGCGCTTGGGGCAGTCGGTACAGGCGCCGGCGCCGGTCAGGTCTTTTTCTTTCTGGCTGAAGGGGGCCTGCTTCAGCTCGATCATGCACTCGCGCTGGACGTACTCGCGCACGTCGCGGTAGCTGGGCTGGTCCTGGCCGCGCCAGGGCGAGCACGCCATGGCCGCCACCTTCTTCCGCATGGCCTCGCTGGGCCGGCCGGCAATGAGGCCGGCCACGCTGGGCAGGAGGGTCCCGGCCTCGAGCGCCTTGCGCGCCTTCTCCGGCAGGTTGCGGAGCCGAAGCAGATCGCGGACAGTGCTCTCGGCCTTGCCCACCTTGGCCGCGATCTGCTCCACACTGACACCCAGGTCCACAAGGGCCTGGTAGCCCTCGGCCTTTTCCAGCGGCGTGACGTCCTCGCGCTGCTCATTTTCGATGACGGCAATCTCGAGGACGTCCTGGTCCGTCAACTCACGCACCTTGGCCTCGATCGCCGTCAGGCCGGCGAGCTGGGCCGCCCGCCAACGCCGCTCGCCGGCGGCGATCTCGTAGACGGGACCTTTCTTGGGCGCCGGCCCGGGCCTTGGCCGGACCAGGATCGGCTGCAAGAGGCCCTTGGCCTTGATGCTGTCGGCCAGTTCCCGGAGCATGGCCTCGTCGAACGTCTTTCGGGGATTAAAGCCGCTGGGGATGAGCTGGGCGAGGGGAATCACTTGCAGGGTTTCAGCCGTCACAGGACACCTCACAGTTCAAAAAAAGGATCAGGTCAGTCCAGATCACCCTGGTTAATAATCACCGCCTGCTGCAGCGTCACGCCGCTGCGGCCCGGGGCCAGCAGGTCCATGAGCAGCTTGATGGCCTTGAGGTCGCCCTCGGCAGCGCGGTCTTGCAGACTGCGCATCATGTCGCCGATCTTCGCCGGATCGAGCGCGCCGAACATGGCGGATCGCAATTCGTTTACCTGGCCGGCCACGATCGCCGGCGACGGCAGCGACCGGGCCAGCTTCGTCACCGAGGCAGGACCGCCGCGCCGAGGTGGCACTATTAACTCGCGGGTTGCCGCCAGGTCTGCCGGGTCGGCCGTGCGCGGATCGGGCCGCGGCAAGAAGTCACCCTCTTCCGTCTCGACCTCCAGCGGTGCCCGGCGCCTGGCCCGGGCCCGGGCCTTCTGCACGAATGAGCGCATCTGGTTACGCAGGTAAAACTTGGCCCAGCGCCGCCAGCCCTCGTCGGGGCCATCGTACTCGGCTGCTGCTGCCAGCAGCACCTCGCCGCCCAGCGACTCCAGGTCCTCGGCGGACATGCCCGCCGGCAGTGACGGGAAGCGCCGTGCCTCGATGGCCACCAGCGGGTAGGCCCGCTCGGCCAGCTCGTCACGAGTTAATGTTGTCACCCAGATCCTCCTTTACATTTGCTTGGGACAGCAGGTCCAGCGCCAGGGGCGTCAGGAGCCAGAGTCCATCGGCCTGGCCGCGGCCCTGGCCCTTGCCGCGGTGCTGCCGGACCATCGCCACCAGGCCGCGCCGGCGCAGATCGAACAGGTAGTTGCCGCCCTGGCAGCGGCTGTAATTGAACGACTGGCAAGCCCGGCGATCTGGCCGCCGGTTACAGGACTCGGCCAGCCGGCCTGTCGTCAGGGGGCCACCGGCCAGGGCCACCAGCGCGATGACCTGAACAGGAAAAAGGTCGTCTGGCAGACCGTAGCTTTTGGCCAGATCAGCATTCCTGCGACGATAGGCGTCCGGGTTGATGGATCGCAACGACCGAACGCCGGCCGCCGCCAGTTGCCGGGCAAAAGCCAGTCGCCTTTTCGCTTGCGCCGAGATAGCCCGCTGCCCGTGGGCGGCACAGCCGAGCCGGCGCAGCCACTTCGCTACCGTCTTGCGGTACAGTCCCAGCCGGGCCCCGATCTCCTGGTGTGTCAGACCCTCGGACCAGAGTGACCGGATGCGAGCCGGGTCAACCTTCGGTTTCTGGCCGCGCATCGGCTCCTCCCTTCGCGAGCAGATCCATTGCCTGGGCAGTCAGCATGTACACGTTCTGCTCGACGCCCTGGACGCTGGGTCCCTTGCCGCCCGTGCCCGGCAGGCGCACGCGGACAATGAGCCCGCGCCGGGCCAGGTCGCCCAGGTAGCTGTTGCTGGTGCGACCACTGTGCAGTGATTTCTGGCCGGCTCGCCCGGGCTGCCACGACAGGCCGAGCACGGCGCAGATTTGCGACTTCGTCTTTGGGCCGCCGGCCAGCACCAGCACGATCTGCAATTCCCGCAGCGCCAGGTCCTCGGGCAAACCGTACTGGCGATTGAGTTGCCGGGTCTTGCGGTGTCGCAGCTCGGCGAACGTCGTCACGCCAGCCCGCTCGAGCTGGTCGCCGAGTTGTTTACGCATCCGGTCCCGGTAACGCTGGCTGTTCTTGTTAGACGGCAGGCCCAGCCGGCGCCGGTGCGCGTTGAGCCACGGCCTGTCGCCGCCCAGGATGGGCACGATCTCGTTATCGCAGAGCCCGGCCGCGTGCAACGCGCGGTAACGGGCCTCGATCTCGGGCGTCCAGGCCGGCCGCTTCTGGTTGCGGCGGGCGACACCGAGATGCGCGGCCTTCTGCGCCACGGCAGCCGCTGTTCGGCCCAGCGCCAGGGCCAGCTCCGACAGCGGCTGCCGCTGGTAGTCGCGGCGAACGACCTCTTCCTCGGCCGGCGTCCAGTACATTCGTGTAGTCAAGCCCAGGTCATTGGCCCGGGTGCGCACTGAGTCGGTGGTGCGGCCCAGGCGTGCGGCGAGCAGTACCGGCCCCACGTCCCGGTACTGCTCGTGTAGCACGGCGTCCTCGTCAGCGGTCCATTCTCGCCGTGGCATATCCATCACTCCTTGTCAATCCATCACGCGCTGCAGTTCCTCGGCGTACATGCGCTGATAGCCCGTGTTGTACACGCGGCCGTCGGCTGGCAGAATCCAGTGGCCGTGCTCCGGGTGCTGCAGAGTCCGCTCCTGCTGCAGCAGCAGAATCGGCCCATCCAGCTCGGTTGGCTCGGCGAGTCGGTAGACGGTCACCCCCTCGAGCGAATCCAGGCAGTGGCGAGCCCCCTGCGTGGTGCCGACAGCGATTTGCAAGGACGGCGATTCCACGCCCACGATGTCGGCGAGATGTGAGCCGACGATGTTGCCGTGCTCGTCGCGGTCGAACACGCGCACCCGGCCGTTGACGATCTCCGTCAACTCCAGGTAGCAGTCGCCCTGGCGTATTCCGTCACCAAGGCTGGCTGCTTCCGGAAATTGCTGGGGCGCTGAGCGGTCGATACGCTCGGCCGCGGACTGCTGCACGAGGCCGAAAGATTGTTGGGCAGTCATGGTTTCGGACATTGGCATTCTCCTTTCAGGAGGAACCGAGAATGCGGGCACTGCGCCCGCTGGAAAGGTAAAGTTGAGCCTGAGCGCAATTCATACACTCCGGATCAACTTCCATTGAGAAGATTTTCCCCGTCGATGGACAGACACAGACTAATACCCTCTGTTCGCCCAATTGCATTAATGACTCCTGAGTGCCCTCCACGTGATTCCGGCGGTGGTCCAGCACCCGGGCATTTTTGGCTACGAGGTATCGCGGCCAGCCATAGCGCTGAATCCGCAGGCGGCGTATCTCCGCGTTTGCCTCGCCGTCTATCTGCGCCAGGGATTGTGTCTCTGGCCGCAAGACAATCTGCTCGCCTTCTGTCGGCAGGCGCACGCCATGTAGGGCCCAGATCGACCAGCCATCCGGGTAGGCCAGTGCCGGCCCATTCTCGCAATGCAGCCGGCCCCGGCCATCTCGGTTAAGGACGTTGTGCCGCTCAGACACCCAGCATATTTTCTGGTGCGGCAACCACCAGTTTGCACTATGAGCGATCTCCCACAGGCCGCACAGTTTTTGCGTCTCCTGACTCAGACCACAGGCTTCGCGAAAATAGGCGTAAAACGCCAGCCAACCTGCGTCATGTTGGCCGCACACCGAGGCCCACACCGAGGCCCTCACCGAGTCCCACACCGAGGCCCCCACCGAGTCCCACACCGAGGCCCCCACCGA